AGAAATTGAATATGAAAGGAATGAAATAGGTGAACTATACAATTGTTGCTGAATAGCAGTTCGGCGAGTAATATTTACTGCCGATTTGCCGTTGTATGTTACTGTTGGGAAAAATTTAAAGTAGTTCATTGTTATTCTGGTCCTCCAAACCCACCTGCATCACCTGCTGGATTGACTGATATATTACCAGGACCAAATGTTGTACCTGTGACGTCAGTTGTACGACCAATATCAGCAATATCTACACCAATCAAATCAGATTGATTAACAATAACAGAACCACCACCATAATCTTCACTTGTGTGAATTTGAACCTCAGTTAATTCAATTGATAGTTCAACAACAACTGGTTTACCACCTTTATAAACATTCAATTGTTCGCCACCATTATATCGTACATCAAACCCTGTGATCATACACGGTTTTAATCTATAATAGTAATCTTGATTAATGCCTAAAAATGTAATATAAGCAAGTTTTGGATATTGAAGAAGTGCATGTGCTAAAGCAGCAGGACCGGCAGCGCCAACATATGCTGGTAACATATTCATTTTAATTTCTTTGATAAGTTTTCTTAAAGCATCTGAATCATCACTACTTGAAGGTGATAATCTCCAGTTAAAGCCATGTGATTTAAGTTTCACACCTTTAAATTCCATTGTATCAAATGGGTTAATGGCTTGACCTGAAAGAAGTGATCCAGTTGTTCCAGTGCCAACACCGGCAACTGTAGCACCACCGGCTAAAATTGCTGATAATATCTGCCCAGCTGGAGTTGTAGTATTACCTGCCGCAAATGCAGCTGCACCAAGAGCCTTTTGTATTACTCCAGCATAAAATCTACCATTTGATAATATACTATCACCTGATTGATAACCTTCCACATTCATAGCAGTACCTAAAATTGCAGCAATATCACCTTGAGCTGTTGATGCATCAATACCTGTCGAATCTCTTAATTGCAAAGGTAATGGAAGTACAAGAGTACCTCCATTTATTGTTTGTGTATATTTTTCTACATCAGTTATTACGTCAACATAATTGTATTTTTTAAATGTCATAAGCATAACGTATGGAAGATCTTCTGATACTGGAAACCTTATAATGTCAGTTTTACCTGAAGTAACACTATTTTCTCTAGCTTTAGCTATAACATAGTCTGGATTTTCTACAAAGTTGGGCATAGTATTCCTTTATAAATACATATAAGCTTTAACATATTTATATGGTTTTTCATGGCAGCGTATCAAGGCAAATTTAAACCGAAGAATCCTTCAAAATATAAGGGTGATCCTACAAATATTATTTATAGATCATCGTGGGAACTTAAGTTAATGGCATACTTGGATTCTCATCCGAATGTTCTTAAATGGGGTTCTGAAGAGATTGTGATACCATATGAAAGTCCAGTTGACGGAAGAATGCATAGATACTTTCCAGATTTTTTTGTAGAGCAAATAAATAGAGATGGTAAAAAAGAAAAGATACTGATTGAAGTGAAACCAAAAGCACAGACAATAGCACCGAACCCAAGTACAAAGTTAACACCCAAGGGAATGCTGAATAAAAAATATATCAATGAGGTTATGACTTACGGCGTGAATCAGGCAAAGTGGAAGGCCGCTGAAGAAGTTTGCAAAGATCGTGGCTGGATTTTTCGAATTATGACCGAAATAGAACTAGGAATCAAGTAATGGCAATACTATTCGATACTATATTATCAAAGGGTATTCGAGAAGGAAACATTCCTGCTCGTACTCAAGAAGCACGTGATTGGTATCGTAACACCGCTCAACAGCAAGGTAAGATCAATGAAACATCACTGCTTAAAAATAGTGATGCAACTCGTTTTACTAGTTCTCCTAGAATTGGTCAGATGTATATGTTTACCTATAACCCAAAACACAAGGATACATTACCATATTGGGATAGATTTCCTCTTGTATTTCCATTCAGAAAAGTTCCAGGCGGATTTCTTGGTATGAATATGCACTATCTTCCATTGCCTTATAGAGCTAAATTAATGGATGGCCTTTATTCTATTACAAACAATACACTGTACAATGATACAACAAAGTTAAAGTTGAATTATGATTTATTAAATGGTGCAGCACAATTCAGATATTTTAAACCAACAGTGAAGCATTATTTAAGCGATCATCTGACAAGTAAATTCTTATACATATTTCCTGCAGAGTGGGATATAGCACTTTTTCTTCCGACAGAAAGATTCCAAAATGCAGGCAAACAAAAAGTCTGGGCAGACTCAAGAAAGATCATAGGTCGTTAACATGGTATTTAAATTATCAGAATTCAAAAGTTCACTCAATAGTTATGGAGTTGCTAAGACAAACACATATGAAGTAACAATTACTCCACCTCCTTTTATACAAACATTTGCAAATATTAGTAATGAGGATTTAAGACAGTTATCACTTCGTTGTTCTTCTGTTCAGTTACCAGAACTTGATCTCTTAACAATACCATATTATTCAAGAGTAACTGGTGTTGCAGAGAATCGTGTCATTGGTGCAAATCAGTTCAAAATAATTCCCATGGAATTTATTGTTGATGCAGATATGAAAAGTGCTAACTTTTTTCAAAGCTGGTTACAATTTATTGTTAACTATTACTCATCAGGAAGTCCCTTTAATTCAATTAATGATGCTGATCAATTACCATATGAAGTATCATATATTAATGAATATGCAGCAACCATTGATATTGACGTTTATCCTGGTGGTATGCAAGGTAACCCAGGTGAAGATGGTACCAATATTACTAAAATGCAGAAGTATAAATTAATTAAAGCATTTCCTGTAAACATGGGAAATATTTCATTGAATTGGAATAATACTGACGCTGCATCGACTATGATTCTTCCAATTGGTTTTACATACAGTGCAATTGAAGTTCCAAAAATGAATCGTGGACTAAATCTAGATCCAATTTCTGCTAATGGTGCTGGCCCACCTCCAACAACAATCTTATCACCTAATTGGCCTAACCTTAAAATATAGAATATAGAAAGATTTTAAAATGAGTTTACCGAAAATTGACCTACCACTATTTGAATTAACGGTTCCATCAAGTGGTAAAAAAGTAAAATATAGACCGTATAATGTACGTGAAGAAAAGATCCTATTAGTAGCACAAGAGAGTGATGATATAGACCAAACAATATTGGCTATTAAGCAGATCATTACAAACTGTGTATATGATCTAGATGTGAATGAGATTCCAATGTTTGATCTTGAATATATCATGTTAAATATCCGTGCAAAGTCTGTTAATAATGAAATTGAGTTTAATATTATTGATAATGAAACTGATGAAACAGTTACTTTGAAACTTGATATTAATAATATAAAACTTATTCAGAATGAAAAGCATAGTAAAAAGATTGATCTTGATAATGATTATACTTTAATCATGAAATACCCTACAATTGATAAGATTAATAATGACGAAGATCTTGTTATTAATTGTATTGATCTTCTTGTCAGCAATGACGGCGAAAAGGTTTATAAGTTATCTGAATATACTAAAGAAGAAATTGAAAAATTCATCGAAGAATTAAACCCGAAAAATATTGATTCTATTAAAATATTTTTTAAAACAATGCCAGTACTTAAACTTGAAATACCATATAAAGATAAAAATGGTGATGATAAAACTTTTGTATTGGAGGGATTGAGTAATTTTTTTACTTAATGGTGAGTCATACTTCTTTGATTCACCTATATACAAATATTTTTAAATTGATAACCATTCATAGATATGCATTAAGTGATATTGAAAATATGATACCATATGAATTAGAATTGTACATACATATGTTAACAGACCACATAGAGAAAGATAACTAAATGGTAGAAGTAACCAGCAAACCAACTGATATATCTAAGATTCAAGATATTATGAATGCAATTAGTTCAAATGGTGGTTCAGATAAAACTGGACTTATGGTAGATTATGCTGCTGGTTCAAAGCTTGAAAGTGGCATCAATGAACTTAAAATGATTGGCAAAGAACAAGCTGTTTATCTTAAAAAAATGGTTGGTTATCAAGAAACAATTCTTGGAAAAGCCAGAAGAGAAGATGTATCTAGCGTTGCAACAAATAATAATGTATCTGATGAAAAACCAAGAAGTGCATTGTCAGCAGCTGGGTCAGCAGCACTTATGTCAGTACTTGGACCTTTAGGACCAATTCTCGGTCAGTTAGTATCAGGTGTTGGATTATTAGGTGCTGGAGCTTTGGCGGGCCGGGGTGTAATCCGAGGTGGTGGTGGTGTGGATGCAGCGCGCGGTGGTGGTGGTGCTGATAGATTGCCCGCCGTGGATTCTGATACAAAGCCTACCAAGGTTAAATTTACTAAAAAAGATTTTGATCTTGGTACATATGATTTAACAAAAGAAATGCGTAAAGCTATTAGTGGTTCTGGCGATTTTGAACTAACCTCAAAATCGCCACTCATGCTATACAAAGATCCTGTTAAATCACCCCTTCGACTAACCGAAGCAATGAGTAAAGTTATTAGTGGTTCAGGCGATTTTGAACTTGGTGATGCAAAATCGTTATTTAATCTAAGCGAAGAAATGCGTGTTAAACCTAAAATATCAGATGTACCAACAAAAGTTATAGCTGGACCACCAAAAATGTCCAAAGTACCTGCCGCACTTGGAACTTTATTATCAGGTGGTATGGGTTATTTTGATCAAGAATTAAAAGATGCTGGTCTTAATGGTATGCAAAGAATTGGTCAAGGTCTTCTTGAAACTATTCCTGGAACAATAGATATGTTTGTTCAAGGTTTAGTCACAGGTATACCTAATAGCATAAATAACATAATCAAGGGCAGATCCCCCGCAGACGAAGAAGAGTTTAATCTTGATCTAACACCAGCATTTCGTAAATTTATGTTAAATAATGTAATGTCATCACAAGAAGAAACTGCTACTATGACAAGAGAAGGCATGCAAAGTGCCGCAGATACTATGTATGGTATTGATCGTGATAGACAACGAATCAGTAGAAATGCACCAGATTTACAAGTACCAAGTAAAGCTCCAACATCACAAGCAGCACCTATTATTATTGCGCCACCTGCAGCACCAGCATCATCTGTAGCTTACTCTAATAACCAACAGACCACCATTGTCAATCAAACAAAACCAGTGTCTGCATCGTTGTATATGCATATGCTTGGTGGAGACTAAAAAGGGGATGCATTTCTGCACCCCCTCATATTTCATAATATAGTCACATCACCGATTAGTCATCGGCAAGGTTTTTGAAGAATGATAGACTGTCATCATCATCTTCATCAATAGAAGGCGATGAAGCTTCACTCATAGCAGGAGCAGAACGTTCCTTAAACTTAGGTGTGAAGTCCATCTCCTCATCATCGTCCTCAGCAGCAGTGGATGTGC